AAACTTTAAACCTTCATCTCTTGTATACATAACTCGTTCTATCTTCAGATTTAACTTACTTGATCATTGTACCCATAATCACTCCCACATTGATTCTATAGTATAAATATCTGTTTCTACCCTAATGGGATTATCTCCATTTACATCAAAATCTTGATAAGCTAGTCCATTATTATCGTACCTGATTTTCAGTCTAGTTATGCACTTTGTACCAGTTACATGGTTTACTGAAGCCCTTGTAAACGAAACTGCAGAATCAGGGAAGTAAGGATACTGAGGTTTATATCCACTTATTTGTTTCATGTAACTGCCGCCTAACTTTTCGAATATGCTAGCCATTATCTTAGATGCGCCTTGTGCTGACGTGTTAATATAATTACCGTAATTAAGCAAAGCGACAGAGTCTCCAGTTATTTCATTTAGGTTGGGGATGTGACAATCTATGCCGAATATTGATGGATTTATTGCTGTCAAATCTTTCTTCAATGGACAAAGAACATTGATTTTATTTTGTGAGAATTTTACAACATTACCATTCGCGGTGTCAGTAGTATAGGACTTTAACCTTGATTTATTGTGCTTGTAAAATATTGTTAGTTGTTCACCTTCCCAAGAAAAACCTAGCGCGGGAATAAACTTTGATGTTTTACACATATTTAAAGTAAAACCACCGAAGAAACAAGGTGTGAAATTTGGATACGCCACATTGTTGTGTGTAAATAACCTTGGCTTGCTTACACCATTGGGTAAGTCAAGAACAAATTTGAAGCACATTGGTCTTGCAAAAATTGTATCATTATGGAATCTCATTAGAGGCAAACCACCAGGACTTTTGAATTTAAATCCTTCGTATTGGCTAATTGTTCTTTGTTTCTTTAAGAATAGATGAAAATCTCTATCATCAAGATCAGCTAACTTGCTATCAATATCGTCAAGTTTATAAGTTACTTGTAAATTTGCCAACCTTTTTGCTAAGATTGATTTAATATTGGGTCTTACGACTGTATATGACGTCAAGCCTTGCTTAGTGGGCATTAAATCCTTACCTCTTGGTATAGTATACATAATTGTGACTTCTGGCGGTTTTGGCATGTCCTTAATTAGTTCTCTTTCACTTGGTGTGATTTCATTGATCGGTTCTCTTAATACCTTCATAAGATTATTCTTCGCTGCCTGCCTTATTTTGTATTCGGTTCTACGTATATACTTAGCGTTGATTCTACCACGCATTTTCCTGGTACTATTTATTTGTTCCATTGTTGATTTAACGGTGAAACATTCTGAATTCGGAGTTAATAATTGGACTTTTGGCCTTTTGCCAGGTTTGTATATTCTGTGTTTACGTAAAACATCCATAGCTGATTTGTCACCTGATATAATCATTTGTTTTGTATCATCATCAACCAATCTCAGCAATTTGACTTTAGTTACATCAGAGTGAAGATGATAACCTTGTAGCAGTTCTTCATCTGTGCTAGGTATCAACCTCATGTCATAAAGTAAATCAATTTCCTCTGTAGTAAGCAACCATTTTTGCTCTAAGAGTACTCTATAAGCATCCATAGCTGATCTAGCACAGTCTATAGAATCACCCCAAGCCAATGATGATCTAGATTGAGCAACACAAGATATTATATCATCAATGAGCGTCTCACCTAACAATGGCTGTATTATAAGATGTGTGTGTACAAATTGATGAGGTAACATACCATTAGGTCCAATAGCTACATTATTGAATTCAGCTATTCTATCTGATAGTATGGGTTTATCAGTTGAATCTTTCATCATGCAATGTTGTACCAATTTGGGTCCCATATTTATATAATCCATCATAGTAGATGTTGAATTATAGACAGGATTCGGTCCAATGCACACACCTCTAGTAGAATCATCAGAAGTAGTCATAATTTCAGTTATTAATATATCCGGTGCACATTCCTTTTGAATGCAATCTAGACCAGCTGAGAAAACAGTATTTATCATAGCTCCAGCCATTGCTCGAACACCTTGCATAAAATGAATGTAATTAATACTGGCATAAGATTTATTGTTCTTCTTACCTACTTTTAAGTAAATTGGTAAATTGCCTTGTAAGTTCTTGTACAAATCAGGATCGCAACCGACAGGTGCCACTGTGTATCTACATTTATCTAATCGGAGTATGGCAGAGCTGGTTGTTAAGGACGAGCTACCTAGTTGCTTTGCAAGTATCAGAGCACCAAGAGACATACCTTCTGTATGCATCCATCCACAAAAGAAATCTTTGTCTTCACTCCTGGTTATGCCATTAGATTTCATAATCTTTGAGAAACGATCTGTAAATTCTGCATATTTCTCAGGTTCTTGCATCATATCAACATCGGATTCATCGGTGTATACAGACATAACAGCTTCTGATATAAATTGTGCTATGCGCATGTGGCTCGTCATCTGTGGTATTTCTCTGTTCTTTGATTTGGAATCTTTTGGGTGAATCGTGTATATGTTGATGATCTTATCACCCTTGCATATCCTTCTAAATAAGGAATGTATGCCATACGGTCTATTATATTTCTCCAATAACATATTTATGCCATCTGCGACTCTAGGTGATTTGACTATATTATCTTTGACAAAGCTATGATCATCGATATAAGTACAATGATGATCAGTAATGATTTTTGATAGAGAAATATCCAACGGTTCCTGTCTTTTGCCAGCTCTCATGCCTCCAGATGTTATGTATGCAAATGCAGTGAATAATATGGCGTTGAAGTAAGGCACATTTGGCATTCTTTCCATCATATTATCAAAGTCGACTTGACACACACCTGCTGAATACATTTTCTCTAAGTAATCAATTTGATTTTGATACGCTAATACAAGTTGAGGGCGTATGTCACTCTCTAGCTTAATTCCTTTAATGAGTTTGACATAGCAGTCGGTGTTATGATTTAAGCCTCTCAGATGCCACATGTAACACAAACTCAAATCCTTCTCGATGGTTATAAAACGCATAGGCATACCCATTAATGGTGTCAATTTACCACCTATTGATTTAGGATTTTGAACAAATTTACGCAGTATAGTCAATAGATATATATCAGGTAACGATGCAGACTTATCAACTTTCAACGCTGCTTTATCAACCATGGATTTAATATCACCAGATGATGAAACAGCACATAAAGTTAAAAATCTGAAGTCCCCAGCTATAGCTGAAGTTTGCCAACTAGACCATCTCATGGTTGCTGACAGTTTCATTATTTGTTGTATAACGTATAATCTCTCTGTTTTACTAGTATATGCTATTATGCTATACACCATGGTATTAATTCTTAATGGTAAGACTTTAGCGAATTGGATGTCATTAGTCGATATCTTAAAAATAGGAGACTTCCATAGATCCCGTTCGACATCCAAGGGGTACCACTTACCACAATTAAAGTCGGGTTTTGTAAATCGATAATATGACACATAATACGTAAGAGAATTTCTACTAGTCGCTTGCCACGTTATACCAGCACCGCTGTACTTAGAAAAGAAGGAACCAGATCTACCCTGAATTTTGCTGAGTAGTTCAGATTCTATGTAAATTGATGTAAATATACTATAATTCAATAGGCTATTAAACAGGTATTCATTAACCTTATCAGCATCCTTGTAGGGACTCTCTGGCATTGTTATCGGTCTACTTAAGAATTCTTTATCATAGCCATCTAGATCAGTCCATGTATGAAAGCTAGTACCGTAATCATATTCCAAGCAATTTACACTAAGTTGAGTAATAAATTCCAAATCGAGTACAGGTCCAGGTAATACTCGAAATGGTGCAGGATAGACTACAATATTATCCTTAACTTTAGAACCTCTCAATAGTGCATGATCTAATTCTATCAGATCCGGCGTAGTATAGCTAGGAGCAGAATCATCAACAGGTAACCTAGAATACCAAGACAGTACTTGTTCGTAAAACATTCTAGGTATATAATCTGGCATAGGCATTATCAATTCGTGTAATTTGTTGAAGTATTGAGTATAAGGTGAATCAACTTGATCATATGATGATCCAATAAGGTAACTGCTATCATAATTGTCCTCTGCATGTGAGCAACGGAGCATATCATCCAATTCATCATTGGTGTTTAACAATAATTGAAGTAGTGCGTATTTATTAATCGTAACGTCAGCTGTCGTTTTCCTAATTTTAAAATTTGTTCCTGTTACTTCAAAGCTCATGGAATCTCTAAATACATCAAACCCGTCAAGAGGTTCGATAATCGAGTATTCGTCAGATACTGCAATACATGCAGCAGAGTGGCACAGAATTGAGTATCCCATGCCAGTAGCTTTTGTTTTTGCATCTTCATTAAGGATCTCAGCCAATCTTAGGACATCACGATACTTAATAATTAAGCTTATTTTATGAATCTTAGTTACCCCGATTACTAATTTAGTAGATCCTGATGAATAAACAAGATCACCATTAAATTCAGTTAAAAGAAAGTCTTGGTCTACACGTATACCATGATCTGCGTACCGTTTAGTCTTAATCTTTTGGGGTCTTGAAATGTTCTTCTCAAAGAAGTGTTTTCTAGCATGCTTAGGTAGTTGATCATCATCTAGATTTCGATAACCAAGCTCATCTAAGATTGAAGCAGCATTTTCAGCTAATTCATCAAAGATCATACCAGAGTCAAATTCCTCCATTTCAAATTGTGTAAAGTCAAAATCTTCATCTATAAATTGAGCTAGCAGATCATCATCACTAAGTTCGTCATTATCATCATCAAGTAGAGAGTTCAGAATAACGTCGTCATGAATTTCATCTTCACTTCCTAA